TTCCGATCAATAACTAACTTAAAACTAGTAGGTTGTAAGTAATTAAAATTTTCTGTTAGTGTTGCCATACATCTATTTATACTAGTTTTATATTAAAAAAGGGAGGGGCGAACCCCTCCCAGTTTATTATTATTTTATTGTTATTATGCAGATACGAGGAGATTGTCCACGCGGAAAATGCGATAATACTGGTTAGTTTTGTTGGCAGCCAGACCATCACGACCAGACATGTTAGTTGTGTCGACATATGGGTTTGAAACCATGCCGTAACGTGTCTTAAAGCCGATCTTAGGCTGGAAGGTGTCCTCACCAACCGCACGTACCATTGTCAATGGAACGTATGGGCAATAGAAGAGACCTGCGTCGTATGGGTTTGTACCCTTATAACCAACAGTGACATAGTCAGCAGTTGCATATGGGTCAATATAGACGCGGGTACGACCATTCAGGATACCAGCGAAGGTGTTGCCTGTATCATCTACTGCGAGGGATGTTGACATTGCTGGAGCATAGTCAAGCATACCTGAAGCAGAAAGAACAGATGCTACGTCTGATGAACAGATGATGAAGTTACCTTTGCCACGACGGGTGTCTTTAGCAATTTGGTTAGCTTCACGCTCAATCTGTACGATCAAACCTTTAAACTTCTCAACTGACCAACGGCCGTCTGCATCTGATGACAGATCGAAAATACCATTGACAGCAGTGTTAGAAGTCAAAGCGCCGGTCTTAGCTTGTGCGTTAACAGTACGGATAACTTCACGGTTGATTTCAGCCATGATCTCTGTTGAGAGAATGTTAGCCAGTTCTGTTTCAGCATCCAAACCATGAATGGCTTTAAGATCCTGAGCCAGTTCCAATGAGTATTCAGCTTTCAGTGCACGTGACTTGGCAGTGACTGTTGCTTTCTCAATGGTAAAGCCCATTTCAGCAAATGCTTCTGAACCATTAGAACCAAGAGCTTCAGCTTCTGGTGTTGTGTATGGATCACCTGCATATGGACCAACACGATCTGAGTCGATAGTGTTTGGTGAGTTTGCATTTGTTAGACCTGAAAGACCTGATGGGCCAGTAGCGCCGTTACCGGTTACAGCAGAATCGCCTGAGAAACCGACAGCAGCTTCGTTGAACAGAGCCTCATCACCGGCAGCAACGCCAGCTTTAGTTGTTTGATAGGTTGACTTCATTGCGAAGATCAAACCTGTTGGACCAGACATTGGCTGAACACCGCACATGTCATATGCCATCAAGTTAGGCATTGCACGACGTACGAGAGCAATCAATACTGGGTTCCAGTTAGCTGCATTAGCAGTGTTGTTTGTAGGTGCAGCTTCGTTTAGTTGCGCGGACTGGCCGGCTTCTTCGCGAAAAGCTCTTTCCTGGTTTTCAAGAATAGCAGCTGTAACTGCTTTTCTGTGGTGATCTTTAATTGCGCCCGCTGACTCTTCGTTCAGTACCGGTGCCCATTTTTCGATCAATCTATCGTAAGATACTTGCATTTTGGACTCCAATTATTTGTTTGTTTTTTGGATTGCTGAGAGATACTGAGCCATCATCGGAGAAGTTTCTACGATGTCATCACCACTTTCATCTTCTTCGATGGCAGCGGACTCAGTTACTTTTTTGGTAAAATAAGATTCTTTAACAGTCGCTACTTTCGCAGAGAAAGCTTCTTCTGTATCAAAATCAAAATCTTCTACCAAATCTTTGAGTTTCTCAATTTGAGTTTCTGCTAGACCAGCTGAGTGCTCACGGATAACCGCATCACGCTTATACTGCTCAAGCTCTTCTGCCATTGAGATGTGTTTAGCAGTTGTTTCATTAAGAGCATTTTCTAGCTCTTCAACATTTTCTGCTAGTTCGTCAACTAGGTCAACCTTTGACTCTGGAACTTCGATGTATGACTCTACAAACAGATCTTTCAAGCTGTTCATAAACTTCTCGGCAATTTCAGTTCTTAGGCCAGACTGGACAGCAAGTTTATTTTCTTCCATCCAATTCTCAACTACGTAGTTAAGATAGCTATCGACTTTTTCAACGAGATCAGCTTTAGTAGTAGCAACTTCTTCGGCCAATTCTTCGTTGTATTTTTCTTCAAGACGATCAATTTCTTCAGCAAGCTTAGATTTAATAGCTGCTTCAAAAATTACTTCGGCTTTCTCCTTGAACTCTTCAGACAAAGTAGCTTCTTCAGCGACCAATGCGTTTAGGTCTTCTGAAAAATCTGCTTTATAATCGAGATCAATTGCGGTTTCTGCAATTTCTTCGCCGTCAAAAGCATCTGCATGAGTACCGGCTGTAAGAGTAGCCAGAACACCAGAAAGTTTTTCCTTTGACATGCCTTGCATTGCACCAACAGCAGCACTCATCATACCAGCTTTAGTTTTTGGCATTGGATCTTGCTTTGTGTTGTCACCTTTACGTGCTGGAGCTTTCTTAGTAGCTTCACCGGCTTTATCGGTAGCAGCTACTGATTGTGCTTCAGCATTTTTAGGATCGTGAGTTCCTTCCACGACTTCGTTGTCATCGTCATGGAGTTCAACTTCCTGATCTTCAATGATTTGATCTTCAGTCATAATTGACTCCTTTTATTTAGTTTTGAGCAACGAGAGGAAATTCTTAAACTCACGAACTTGAGTCTCATAGAGGTCAGCACGCGGAGCTTTCTTAATTTCAGTCTCTATCTTTTCAATTGCCTGTGGCTCGATAATGCCGTTGTTCCATACCCATTCAACACCTTCCATAACTCCATTAACAAATGCGCTAGGTGCAGATGGATCTTGAACGATATCGACAGCATTAAGGAGAAAATCTCCTTTTACCATCATTACGCCACCACGAGATTCGAGGCTTCCCATACCACGAGTTGATACGCCTAGTTTGACACCTCCGTCAAGCAAACCTTTTACAATTTGTCCCATAGGAGTTTCCAAAATAGTCGCTTTGCCCACAACATCATTACCTGACCAGGTCAGTGATTCGATTTTGTGGGAAACTTTGTCGAGATTAACGGTAGGACCTTCAGGATGATTTAATTCACCTACTGCTCTTCCCTTTGAAACCTGCTCATTGACATATTTGCCTACAGCGGCTTCCATTACAGGACGAGGATATATTCTACCGTTACGATTCTTTTGTTCGGCTGACATGAATACACCTTCAATGGCATACTTCTTGCCGCCGTCTTTAGTTGCCTCAGTGACAACTTCCAACTGGTCTTCAGTATATTCAGCAATCAGCTTCATTTTTTTAATACCTTTACAAATTCATTTGCAGCTTTTTCAGCTTCATTTTTTGTTCTATAAGAATCCAGTCTGTCACCATCTATATAGGCAACATAACCGTTTCTTTCTTTATAGACCATCACTTGAATCCTACCCAGTTTTTTATTGACCATTAATTGGCCTTCTGGTTTTCTTCCTGTGAGTTCACGCAATTGAGAAAACTGTTTCATAATCGTACTATTATTTATAATTTTATTATTTTATACTTAAAAGAAAATTTAATTTTCTAACTCTTCTTCATTATCCGACTCTTCGTATTCTTCTTCATCATCCGATTCTTCCGATTCAGACTCGCTCTCTGCTTCAAGGTCAAGTTCGAGTTGTTCGTCGTCATCTTCAAAATCTTCATCTTCGACTCCATTAAACATTTGATCTGCTATTCTCACTTCTTCCTGGTCAAGCAAATCATTTAATTTAATTGTCATGACATCTTTAAAAATGTCATTAGCCTTGGTGTATTCTTGGTCCATTGCATGTTGGACCATATTCTGAATCTCCGGAGATGGCAGTTCCTGATCCATTACTTCAACTTCTTCACTCATTAGTTATTTCCTTTTACATTAATATCAATACTATGTTTTTGACTGCCTGCCGGTTCTTGTGGAGTTTCTTCCGGAACTGGCGGTTCTTCTTCATTAGGTGCTTCAGCTTCTTCACCATCTATTTCTTTTTTCATTTTTTCAATATCTTCGTCAGAAAGCATGAGAACATTCTTTTGTACCCATTCTTTTGAATAGTATTCACCGACATAGTTTTGTACTTGATCCAAAGTTTGGATTCTTTCACGAAGAATTTCAATATCACGCAACTCTGTAAAATGATTGTCTTTTACAAAGTCAACAGTAATATCATTCTTCCAATCTTCCCAATCCTCTTCTGTACAAATGCCTTTTAATATCAGCTGCTTTTTCAAAATTCCATAGAAAAGATGTGCAAATCTCATACGAAGTCTATCGATAAACTTTTGGAATTTTAGTTCATCTCTATTGACCTCAGTAGATCTACCAAGACTAAATTGATTTTCTTGTTCTAAACGTGCAATAGGAACATTTAAAGAGCGATATACTTTCTTTTGGAAAAAGATAACATCTTCAATTTGTCCTAGATTTTCACCACCAGGCAGAGTTTGAATTTCTGTGCCTCTACCACCTTCGCGCCGAGGCAACCAAAAATCTTCAAGCATAGACATATGCTTGCGATCGTCTCTAATTTCACCGGTCTTAGCATCATAGACAAGTTTATTACGATACTTGGCCATAATGTCTTTCATATATTGTTCGGCTTTACCGCGAGGCAAGTTGCCTACATCAATATAGAACATTCGACGTTCTGGCGCACGTGCCAATCTATAGATAACCAATGCATCTTCCATCATACGCAACTGATTAATTGGCTTGAGTGCTTTATGTAAGAATGAAATAATCTTTTTACGGTCTTCTGAAAGTAGTCCAGATGTAACATAACTTACTGAGTCAGTTGTCATCTTGACGCCGTTAGTGGATTGACCCGGTTTTTCTTGAAATACAAAAAACTCTTCTGTACTTTCAATGATTTCAGCATTTGTTGCTGAATCTTTTTTCTTCTTTACCTTTTTGACCTTGCGCATTTTTGCAGCATCAATAGGTCTAATTTCAACAATACCTTCTTTTGGATTTGCTTCATTAAGTACAAGATGGTGATACATACGACCATCGACATACCAACGTCTAAAGATATCATGACCCAACTCTTTAAAATTGAGCATGCCATAGATTTCATCAAATTCTTCTTTAATTACTTTTTTGATTCTATCTGGAGCCTGAACATCTTCTAGATTAATATCAAGAGTCTGTTCTAGCTGTGATCCAGTAATTGCCTCATTTACAATATCTTCGATTGCTGCATCAACTTCTGGATGCATTGCATTACCACGATATTTCATTATGAGTTGATAGTTGTCTTTCGAATCGTCATCACCAAGATTAAGATACTGGCCATAATGTGAGCCAGATGCAGTGGCATAACTACCACCTTCATCATCACGTGGCGGAACAATAGAAGGAGCTTTTTCTTCTTCCTTCCTTTTGGCTTTCTTAATTTCAAAACCAAATAGGGTTAAACCTTTATCATCTGCCATTTTAAATTCCTAAGCTAGAGAAAGGAGCCAGCCAAAAGACTGGCTCCTATTATATATTTAGCTAGTAGTATTAGTCTCAAAGTACTGATAAGCCCAGACACATGTGAATCTTTCAATATTATCAGTATCAGAATATGATACTGCAATTTCTGATAGATCTTGAGGATATGCACCACGGAAGGTGTATGTCTTCAAAACATCTCCATTACGATCCAATTGTTGTACTAGAAGATCTGCTTCATATGAAATTGGAGCAGATAGACCAGTGTTAGCAGAATGAGCATTAATGCCATTCATCCAACGCTCAATTGCATCGCGGATAGCAAAATCAGTATCGTTGATAATAGTTGTGGACCATTCGGCAAATGTTCTATCACCTGCAATTTTGAGAACACGTCCTCTAAATGGTACAGGAATAATACCGAATGTTGATCCAGGCAATGAAGCAGTTTCACACAAGAACGAAGTAAGTTCTGCATCTCCATCTGCAAAGCCAGGATAGTTAATTGTTACTTTAAAGAGGTTAGGACGAGCACCGCCACCTCTCAGTTTTGACTTAAAGTCATCTACACCGAGAACAGCCATTTTACATTACCTCCTTAAACTGTGCCAACAACTTCTTCGAAGTCAACACCAGATCTTACAGCTACGAAGTTAAGTGTTACGTAGTTGATTGAACGGGCTGGCTTGATGAAGATGTTTGCAATGAACTCGTTGCGGTCGACAACTTCCGGTGTGTTATTAGTTGCGTCTGCAATAACACGGAAGTCTGTAATACCACGGCGACCTTTTACTTCTCTGAGAACTGGCTCAACAATATTTACAAATTCTGCACGAGTAAACTCATCGTTAAACTCGAA